CTAATCCCTTCGGTCGGGAAGAATTACTTCTCCCCGGACTGCGTCCAGATTAACTCCCAGATGTTTAAAGAAGAGCGGAAATCGGGGCTGATGCGGCGTCAGCACTACCTCAATCAGCGGCTCGTGACGGGTCAGTCGGTGAAAGCCGGCGACTCGTTTGCGAGTCCAACTGAGGTGGCGCGGGAGCTCAACCGCATCTGCAACCCGGACGGGGGGACCCCCTGGATTGCTTCGTGCATTCCGGAGGCGATGTCTCGTTGGGCGGATAAATCCGTCTACGAGATCTCGGGTAAGTCGGTGGGTTCGCGAGTTCCCATTCGGCCTAACTGGTATCTCCCCGTCCACATGGGTGGCATTGGCCTCGACATCCGCTTGGCGACGGCGGACACCTTCATCACGCGTCCCCAGCGTCTTTTGGCGCGGAACTTCCTTTCCCCTCAGGGTTTGGGAGCCACGCTCTACCTCATGAAGGGGGGCACGAAGTCAACCTTGGCTGCGAAGGTCCTTTCGGACCTGCGCGCCGTGGACCGTGTTTACGGTGACTACGTGCCCAACGCTAACCAGAACCTTTCGGATCTGGACGGCGCTTTCGAGAGGATGACGCTCTACGCGCGGTTTGGGTACCGGGCGGACCCGATGAGCCTCAGACAGCTCTCTCAGTCCACCCTCGCGACGGATTGGAGGAAGTCGGTTCGTCCCGTGACAGTCGAGGAGATCGCGGCGCATTGGCGCTGCCAGCTCTTCTACCGCACGGACCGGCTCCCCCCCTTCCCGCCGCTCCCGCCGATCACCGATCAAAACCGGGCGCCCGAGTTGCCTCCTGAAGTTCTCCAGGAGATCGACCGGGTATACCCCCTGCAAGGCTCAGGGGTGTTCCATGGGTATGACCTGCAGGTTGACCTGCCGCCCTTGGAGCACCCCTGGCAGGGCGTGCCTGGTGGGGCCTTTGACGGCCTCGTTACGATGCCATCCCTCTTCGGTGGCTCGGTCTACCGGGGCGCGACGACTTTTAAGTCGCTCACGCTCCGGCTCGTCAAGCAGATGAAGCAGGCTTCCGAGATCCGCGATCCCGCGGTCCGGCAGCTTGCTCTTAAGATGAGGCTCCTGTTCTTCAGGGATCTCTTCATCAGCAGCGACGATGTGAGGAAGATCGAGCAGAGGGGTGGATTTGTCTTCCCCAGCGAGCAACATCCTCAGCTCGCGCGGGGAGACCTTCTCCTTTAGGGGACGCTTCGGCGTCCTCTCGCCTGGGCTCCCGTGAGGGGGACCCGGGAAGCCGGAGCAAGACCGGTTATGGGGTTTGGTGAAGTAATTGACCAAAACGGTTTCCTGACTATGGGCGGTCGGGAGTAAAGTTCCGTACTAAACAAAACGTCAAGAGACTGCACGGCTCATCCGGCGTCAGTGAGGAAAGAGATCTATAGCGCGTAGAGAACGCGCCACCCCCAGTGCGGGGGTAGTCTCCTACTCACCCCTCCGGTTTTCACCAGATGTACAGTCCCGGTTTGGTTCCCGGTACCCCATACTGAACCAACATCGAATTCCAACGATGTCCAAACAAAAGAAGAAGCAAATGGTTTCGCCTCAACCTAAGCAGGCACGCAAGAACAAGAACAAGGC